CAACGAAGTGTACTTAAATGAAAGAGAAAATAAAGATGGATAAGACAGTTTACTTCGACGGACTTATTACTACATACGATAATGTATTTTCTACAAATGCCATTAGTGCCCTTGAAACAAATATCATGGACGCACCATTTAAATATGGTACAAGAGATAATCCTGATCAACCACCTACAGGTTTACAATGCTTTGAGTTTGAACACTTCCATGCATGGCAAACTCTGTGGAACGTAGTTAATGAAAAACTTGAAGACCTTGAAGGTTTAGAATATCGTAGAAGTAATTTAAACTTCTTTGGAATGAATGAAGATGCTTATTATCACAAAGATGATTGTGATTGGACATTGCTCTATTACTGTAACAGTAAATGGCAACCAGATGAAAAAGGCGAAACAAAGTTCTTTATTACAGATGATGATTTAGGTGACTATAAACTTCAAGATGTAAAAGGAAATACAAATCCATTGGTGTTAAGTATCGCACCAATACCAGGCAGACTCTGCTTCTTTAAAAGTAGTATTAATCATAGTGCTACAGGATTTAGATCTAACGCAAGATTTGTACCTGCTTTAAAATTTGTAGAGGCAGGCAAAGGTAACGGTACTGGAATTATTGTTCAAAAAGGCAATCAACAAATGTTAGATATAAGGAGTCAAGTATGATTAAGAAGCATTATTACAGTTGGGCAGATGTAGAAACTATGTGTACACAAATTGTAAATCAGATGTATAAGGACGATTGGAAACCAGATTACATTGTAGGTATTACACGTGGTGGTAATGTACCTGCTACTATTATTAGTAACATGACAGGTATACGTTGTGAAGCACTTAAAGTAAGTTTACGTGATGGAGAGTCAGGTAAGACTGGCGATAGTATGTTATGGATGGCCAGTGATGCATTTGGTTATAATGAAGATCCTACAGGACAACAAACTAAAGTATCAGGTTCAAGATGGGATCCGAGTTTAAGAAAAAAGATACTTATTGTAGATGACATCAATGATACAGGTGCTACATTTAATTGGATTAAGGACGATTGGCAAGCAAGTTGTTTGCCAGAAGAATCTACATGGGAAACTGTGTGGGGTAATAGTGTAAGGTTTGCTACCCTTACAGAAAATTTAGCCAGCAACTTTGATTTAGTAAATTATAGTTGCCATGAAGTTAACAAAGCCGAGGAGGACGTGTGGTTAGTTTATCCTTGGGAGAACGTAGGAGAATACTAAATGCAATTAAGCGAAACACCTTGGAACGATGAATTACTTGATGCAAAAGGCTTTAAAGTTTTTAGAGATGGTTATCCAGTAACAGAAGGACATCTTCTTTTTGTACCTAAAGAACAGGACTGGCAATCAATAGTCAAGTGCTGGGAAGCGGCGTACAAATGGGGTTACGATTGGGTTGAACGTGGTTACTGCGATGCTTTTAACGTAGGACAGAACATTGGTGAAGAAGCAGGACAAACTGTTATGTATCCGCATGTACATTTGATTCCGAGACGCAAAGGCGATATGTCTGATCCAAAAGGCGGTGTACGTGGAGTTATTCCAAACATGCAAAAGTACAAAATTAAAAATCCTAATCAACCAGACTTATTCCTTGAAGGGGATTGCGTATAATGAGAACTGCCGTTATAGGTTGTAGTCATAGTGCAGGATATCAATTCCCTGCTCCCGATGGTACACGTGACCGTTGGAATGATAACAACTGGGCAGAAATTTATATTAACAACCAAGACAAGGACGGTGTTATATTTGCTTGTCCTGGTAGAGGTTGGTATGATTACAGTGAGCGTCTTGCTTTCTTATTTAAAAAGTATGACGACATTGACGAAGTTGTTATACAACAAACTTATTGGAATCGTTTTAGAATTGGGTATAGTACTCCAAACTTTTACGAAAATCTTATTCCACTTGATGCACACATGAATTTAGAAGAAACAAAAGAACGTATCGATTGTTATAATATTAATATGTGGAATGACAAACTAAAAAGTTTTGACGGTGGTAGAATAACTGTTGCAGACGACTTTGTTATACCTGCTAACATTGGGTTGAGTTTTGATCCTTTTGAATTAACCGAACCAAACTTACAAACAGAAGGATATCAAAGACTAAAAGCAAATTACGAATTAATGACCGTTATAAATCAAAGAGAGTTTTTCAAAGAAGTATATCTTTGGAATACGTTGTGCAAAGAAAATAATGCACAACTTAAGATCTTTGCCATGAATGAGAGTACATGGCTACCAAAAGATCTAAATATCATTGGAGACTGCAATCACAATGTAGTAGCCAACAAAACTGTAGAGCAGTTTTTATCAACCAAGGGCAACTTAGAAACCTTTTTAATCGATGATGAACATTACAATTATGATGCACATAAATTGATTGCAGAGGACTTTGTACCCAATATTAAAATGGAAGGAAGTGTATGTTGAAAGAAATTATGTTAAACGCGGCAAGGAAACACGCAGAAGCAGAGATTGATCTGCACAAGGCTAATGTTGAAGTTTACATGAGTAAGGTTGTAGGTATTGGAGAACATTCCGATATCATCGAAACTATTCAAAAAGAACTTGACAAAATGGCACAGGCACACGATCGTTTAGAAATGTTAAACAAGTACTTTGGTTAAACCCATTGTTATTTACTGTTGACATTAACCTAAATATATCGTATAATATAACACAACTAAGACAGGCAATCCACTGCCTTAACATCGGAGAAGTAAATGAGTAAAGTAGAAGAACTAAAAGCAAAACTTAAAGAAGCAGGTATCAGGTACTGGGCTAATGATAATATTAGCGAAGTACTCAACGAAGGTGACAAACAAGCACTTATCGAAGAGGCTGTTCCTGCTTTTGAAAATGTATTGCAAACTCTGTTAATTGATACAGAAACAGATCCTAACAGTATGGATACTGCAAGACGTATGGCCAAGATGTACGTTAATGAGATCATGGCTGGACGTTATGATGTAATGCCTAACCCAAGTGCATTTCCTAACTACATTGAAGGTGGTTATGAAGGTATGTTGGTAGTGCGAAGTGAACTTACAAGTTTATGTTCGCATCATCACCAAACAGTAAAGGGTGTAGCATACATTGGTATTATTGCAGGTCCTAAATTATTAGGTCTTAGTAAGTACACAAGAATCGCACAATGGTGTGCAAGACGTGGTACACTACAAGAAGAACTGAATGTTATGATTGCAAATGCAATCCAAGAGCAAACAGGCAGTGAACATGTAGGTGTATACGTACAAGCAACACACGGTTGTTGTGAGAACAGAGGTATTAAAGCACACAGTAGTCTTACACAAACAACTGTACTACGTGGTGCATTTAAAGATGATCCCGCAACTAAGAAAGAGTTTATGGATAACGTTAAACTTCAACAATCGTTCGCGGCAGGATCTTAATATGCAAAAACTACGATACTCAGAAGCATTTTATAGTGTACAAGGCGAAGGGCGTTACGTAGGCGTTCCTTCTGTCTTTTTAAGAACGTTTGGTTGTAATTTTCGTTGTATGAACTTTGGTTTAGAAAATCAACCAATGCGTGATGAAAAGCAAAAGGCTGGTATTATACGTAATCAAGAAGTACAAGACTTAATAGATGCAGGTGTACATGAAACTACAAAAGAGTTTAATGACTTGCCTATTATACATACAGGTTGTGATACTTATGCAAGTATCTATCCAGAGTTTAAAAAATTCAATAAACAAGCAACTGTAGATGAAGTAGTAGAACATTTATTAAGTTTATTGCCAGAAGGTAAATGGACTATGAATAATGGACAAGATATCCATTTAATCATGACAGGCGGCGAACCATTGTTGGCGTGGCAACGATTGTACGTAGAATTATTTGAGCACCCACGTATGCAGGACTTAAAAAATGTTACATTTGAAACAAACACTACACAACTTTTACATGACGATTTATTCAACTATCTCAACAATCAGGACAGAATCCAAGTCACTTGGTCTTGTTCCCCAAAACTTTCAGTTAGCGGAGAACCTTGGGAAACTGCTATTAAACCTAACGTGGCTGAGCAGTATAGCACTGTTACTGATAGCAACTTGTATCTCAAGTTTGTTGTCGCTACTGATAAAGATTTTGACGAAGTTACAAAGGCTGTGGACGCTTACAGAAGTGCCGGGGTGGAATGTCCGGTATATCTTATGCCGTTGGGTGGACGCAGTGAAGAATATGTTCTCAACGTCAAAGAAGTCGCAGAAGCATGTATGGACAGAGGATGGAGATTCACTCCAAGACTACACATCTCCCTCTTTGGAAATGCTTGGGGAACATAATCGTAAGATGAAGAAACAACAAACTAAAAACGAACAACTTGACAAGGCTAAAAAGGCCCCAATAGATCAAGATGCAATTAGAAAGGCAGGATGGTGATATATGTTAGATAAAATGAAAGATATGTTAGGCATGAAAACGGCCTCAAAAGATAAAGGACTTTCGCATAGAGATCTTATGCTAAAGGAAAAGAAAGAAGCAAGTAAAAACAAACAACCTTGGGTTGGTGTACTTGATACACAAGTAAACAAAGATAACATTAGAAATGGCTTCTTTGAACTTGATTGGAATAATGAATTTATTGAACAATTACTTGATGCTGGTTACTCCGGCGAAACAAATGAAGAAATAGTTGATCAGTGGTTTAAAGATCTTGCTCGTAATGTATTAGCAGACGAAGGTCACGATACAGATAGAGGAGCAGGATTTATTAAAACTAAAAATTTAGGCAAAGATAAATCGGAGGTTAAGTAATGTCAATTGTAAGAATTAAAAGTTTTCACCCATTAACTGAGTTTGCACCAAGTTGGAATATTCCATTATGGTTAACTAACTGGACAGATCATGAGCATGTAGATGCTATTAAAAAATGGATCTTAGAAAACGAAAAAGATATTTTAGAAAAATATGAGTACACTTCAACAGGAGGTACTGGATTAAGTGAGGATCATATTACTACACGTTTTGGAAAGTATAACTTACTTTCACAAGACAATCCTGCATTTAACGAACTATTAACGTTCTTAAGATATTCGTATATTGAATATGTACAAACTGCACAACTTGAATTAAAAGACTTGCAAATTGTATGTTGGGCAAACATTCTTAAACAAAGCGAAGCAATGGCTCCGCACTCACATGGTGCTCAACCAGATTCTTATCTAAGTGGTAATATGCATTTAGAAGATTATTCAACTTCAACATATTATAGAAGTGCATATGATCCGGAATCAAAACTTGGCTTACCAAATAAAAAAGGTGGCTGTGTAATGTTTCCAAGTAGTACACAACACTACACAGGCGAACATGATTCAAAAGATCCAAGAGTTAGTGTAGCATTTGATCTACGTTTGACTGGAAGTTTTGATGCAAACGAAATGAATGCCATTCCTTTTATGAATAAGGAAGTGTTAACTCAAATCCAAGAGAACTATAAAACACAAGCACAAGCAAATAAACCGGTTGACAACACTGCTAAAAAGTAGTATAATAGTACTATAATTTAACAAGAGGACAACTTAATGGCAACTTACATACTCGTTGATACTGCTAACACTTTTTTCCGTGCAAGGCATGTGATAAGAGGTAACCTTACTGATAAGATTGGTATGGCGTTTCATATTACACTTGCTGGCGTTAGAAAGGCTTGGCAAGACTTTGACGGTACTCATGTTGTATTTTGTCTTGAAGGACGTAGTTGGCGTAAAGACTTTTATGAGCCTTACAAGAGAAATAGAAGTGATGCTCGTGCGGCGGCTACTGCACAACAACAAGAAGAAGATGAAGTGTTCTGGGAGTGCTTTGATGAGTTCAAGGACTATGTAGGCAACAAGACTAATTGTTCTGTATTACAAAATCCGCAACTTGAGGCAGATGATCTTATTGCTGGTTGGGTACAATCACACCCTAACGACAATCATGTTATTATTAGTACTGACGGTGACTTTGCACAACTGATTGCACCTAATGTAAAACAGTACAATGGTATACAAGATATTACAATTACACATGAAGGTTACTTTGACAAGAAAGGTAAACGTGTTTTAGATAAGAAGACAGGCGCAGAGAAGCCTGCACCTAATCCTGCATTTATGTTGTTTGAAAAGTGTATGCGAGGCGACACAAGTGATAACGTGTTTAGTGCTTATCCTGGTGTTAGAGTAAAAGGTACTAAGAACAAGGTAGGCTTAACAGAAGCATTTGCAGATAAAGACAGTAAAGGCTACAACTGGAATAACATGATGTTACAACGTTGGGTAGATCATAACGGTGACGAACATAGAGTATTAGACGACTACACACGTAATGTTGTATTGTGTGATTTGACTGCACAGCCAAGTGAAATTAGAAGTATTATTGATAGTGTAATCAAAGAGGCTACGGCAGAGCCTAAGGCAATTACACAAGTAGGTATTAAACTTATGAAGTTCTGTGCTAAACACGATCTTGTTAAAGTAGGCGAACAAGTACAAAGTTATAGTGAACCGTTGAATGCGAGATATGTATGCAACTAATGGACGAAAATTATGCTGACGCATATGAGTTTATATGTTCTTTAGAACCAGTAGTACAAGATCTTGTTAAAAATATGCCCATTAATACAGGCAATGGTTTTCCACATCAAGAGCATTTAAGAGATAATGCCGCCAAGAAACTTGGTGTGATGTTAAGTAAACTACCTGTCCAAAATATGTCAACTGAAGACATTTTGAAGTTAAATAACTTAGACAATATGCCTCAAGACCCTTATATGGTTAAAGCATTAAAAGATATAAGTGGAAAAGAAGGGTATAGAGAAGTGTACATGAGGGAACAGAAAGAACGTGATAGACGTGATGATCGCGAAAGAGAGTTTCCTTTAGAGCCAATTATAGAAGCAGTAGAATCCGGGACATGTCGGCCACCCTTGATTGTAGAAGCAGAAAGCGGTCGATACGTTATCGACGGTAGAACAAGATTATATGCGGCATTAGCGGCAAATAAGAATATAAATGTAACTGTCATAACAACTGAAGTATTAGGAGGAATAAATGACTATTAAAGGAAAATCTATTGTAGCAGGCAAGTTTTGGATTGTGGAAGAAGACGGAGAACGTATTGGTACTCTTTCAAAGCAAGAAGATAAAACTTATATGTACTGCTGTAATACACATACGAAATTTTACGAAAGTGAAAAGTCTTTAAGTAAAGACATTGCTATTGAATGGGAAACAACTATTTCTGATGCAAACAAATCAAGAGTTGCAGATAAAGAAGTACATGGCTTTCCAACTTCATGTGTACCGCATAACAGTATGTATGATGTAAAAAAGAAATTACCATTGTTTACAAAAAGTAAAAAATCTAAAAGTTTATACTGTGCAGGTTACTATATTATTAAATTTGACAAAGGCTGGGTAAGAAGTTTTTGTCCTAAAATGGTAACGTGTGAAAACTATGTTTCAAAAGGACCGTTCAAGACAGAACTTGAAATGCGTTCAGAACTTTCAAAGGCAAACGCAGATGCAAAAAGATCCTATTAATACTGTACCTTTAGAAAAGTTTTTTTCGCAAGTAAGAGCCGCCGAGCAAAGCAATGCCAAAGATGTAAGACTAACACTCGACGATGCCAAAATACTTGCACTCACATTAGGGCAAATCAATGCCCGACTACTTGGTAACATCGAAGAGTTTATTGCTACCAAGGCAGTTGAAAAGGAATCTGAAGTTATCAACGTTGAGATGGACGGCGGTGGTTTTAAAGGAGAATGATAAAACAAACTCTTTTTACTTCAGACATATACAAAGTAAAAGTCCAAAAGCATGAAGAAATTAAGAACTTCTTCACATCCAATATAGAAAGTGAATACAATGACAAAGGTCCTAATTGTGATTTCTGCAATGTATACAGTGATTATTTTCCAGGTGCTCGGCCAGTAGACTGGGACGACATATTACCTAAATACGAATCTTCAATACAAGAGTTTATAACCGAATACGGATTTAAAGATACACACAACTGGAAGGTTGGTATTGATGCTTGGTACAATGTAACAGGCAAAGGTGGTTGGGGAGAAACACATAATCATTTATCCAGCCCTCGTACAATACAATTTAGTGCAGTACATTACGTAAAGTTTGATCCGTTAACACATAGTCCCACTATATTTTATAATCCCTCTAATGACGGTATTAGAAGCACACAACCTACCCCTACAGTAAGTAACCTACCGCCTACATGGCCTAAAGAACTCATTAACGTAGACGCCACAGAAGGCGATATGGTATTCTTTCCGCCTTATTTAAATCATAGTATACCCGTGCAAAAAAGTAGTGTACCAAGAATTACTACTGCATTCAACATAACAATTACTGAGAATTAGGATAAATATATACGTAGTTTATAATAAAGGACACGTATATGAGTAGACCTAAACCAACAATATTGTTGGAGTACATTGATAAGAAGACTTACAAGTCAGATCAGATACTCGCGGCTAATGCGATTTGGGCAGTTTTCTATCAGGGAAAACCTTTCAATCTAAAAACACAAAATTCATTATCAAGTTTTCCAGGACCTAAGTATAAGAAAGTTTCTTTTAGTAATCCAGGACATGCACACAACCTTGCTAAAAAGTTAAACGACTTATTTAATACTGACGAGTTTACTGTTGTGGAACTTACAGATGGAAAGATAACCACAGAGGGCAAATAATATGTATGAATATAAATGTAAAATTTTAAGAGTAGTAGACGGTGATACCGTTGACGTTGATATCGATCTTGGCTTTGGCATGTGGATGCACAAAGAACGTGTTCGTATGATGGGCATCGACACTCCAGAATCCAGAACACGTGATAAAGTGGAGAAAGCATTTGGACTCGCATCGAAAGCAAGACTCAAAGAACTGTTACCAATCGGATCTATGCAAATCCTCAAAACAGAAATTGACAGAAGTGGAGAAGATAAGAAAGGCAAGTTCGGAAGAATCCTGGGAGATTTCATCACAGACGACGATAAAAGATGTACTGACATTCTTGTTGAAGAGGGACATGCTGTAGCATACTTCGGCGGATCAAAAGATGAAGTACAAATAAAGCACATGGCTAACAGACAAAAACTAATCCGTGAAGGTATTGTTACACCACCCGAGCCAAAGAAGAAGTAAATGAATTGGAAAGAAACCTATACCAAGGTCTTCTTAAAACAAGCAGACATCAGCATTAACGAAGCAACCATGAAGCAGTATATGCCAGCATGGTGGCAAAACACACGAGTTAAATCAGAAGGTGGACTTCGATTAACAGATGCTGGTATGCTGTTTCTTACAGAAAAATTAGATTTACTATCATATGATGTCCCGTTTCCAGAGGATTTTCAACTTACAACTAATACAGTAATCTGGTTAGACCGTTTTATTACGTGTCCATACTACTTAACTAACAAAGGAATCACTGTATTTGATGAAAAGAAAGCACTCGAACTACATCTTTTTAGTGGTGATGTAAAGAAATACGGCCTTACTAAAGCATTGAAAAGAGCCGACGACGAACTAACTCCTTGATTTTACTGGCTTATTTTGGTAGGCCTTTTTCAAAAATAATTCAAAAAAAGTACAAATAATGGTTGACCTTTGGGCATAGAGAGTGTATTATATATACATACTTAGAAATTAAAGTATGGCACTGAAGTTAACAAATAGGAGTACAAAATGGAAAACATTGCAACAAGAACAATTGGTCCTAATGATGCTAAGAAAAGTATCCTAAGGGCATTTAAGAAAAAGCGTCCTTTATTCATATGGGGACCTCCAGGTATTGGTAAGTCAGACATTGTAAGTCAGATTACTAATTCCTTTGAAAATTCAAAACTTATCGACATTCGTTTGTCATTGTGGGATCCAACGGACATCAAAGGTATGCCGTATTATGCCGCAAATGATAATACAATGAAATGGGCACCGCCAATGGAACTACCAGATGCGGCAATGGCTAAAAAGTATAAGACCATTGTATTGTTCTTAGATGAGATGAACTCTGCGGCACCGGCTGTACAAGCGGCGGCATATCAGTTAATCCTTAACCGTAAGGTTGGTACTTATGTACTACCAGACAATGTTCTTATTGTAGCGGCAGGTAACAGAGATGCTGACAAAGGTGTTACATATAGAATGCCAGCACCATTGGCAAATAGATTTGTTCACTTAGAACTAAAAGTTGATTTCGACGATTGGTTTCAGTGGGCAGTAAACAATGACATACACCAAGATGTTGTTGGTTACTTGACATTCAGCAAGAAAGACTTGTATGACTTTGATCCAAAAAGTCCAAGTCGTTCATTTGCTACACCTCGTTCTTGGTCATTTGTATCCGAACTACTAGAGGATGATGATGACGAGATCACCACTACTGATTTAGTTAGTGGTTCAGTTGGCGAAGGCCTGGCTGTGAAATTCATGGCCCACCGTAAAGTTTCAGCTAACTTACCTAACCCATCTGATGTATTAGATGGCAAAGTAAAAACATTAGAAACACGAGAAATCAGTGCCATGTATTCCTT